GTAAAAATGAAAAAGTCACCCGCAAAAATGAAAAAGTCACCCGCAAAAATGGGTCACAAATCACCAGCTAAAATGGGACATAAAAGTCCTGCTAAAATGGGACATAAGTCTCCAGCTAAAATGAAAGGTAAAGTTACCTTTGGTAGAAAAAGCTAAACATAAACATTAACAACAACAAAATTTAAAGACATGGCAAAATTTATCAAGATTAAAAAAGAAAACTTAGCATCTAGTTTAAACTATACAGTTGATATACTTATAGGAGTAGATCAAATTGCATTAGTTAAAAAAGGTTCAAACAGTGCAATTAATGCAAATGAAGCAACAATATTTTTTCAGGATGCAAGTTCTTATATTACACTTACTGATTCAACAAAAGGTGCAGATATTGCATCAGCAATTAATAGTGCACTGACTGCTAATCCAGGAGGAGTAGTTGCAACTGTTCAGTTAGCTTCAGATATTGAAATTACAGCAATAGCAGTAGCTTAATTATGAAATCAAGAGGTTTAGGTGATGATATTGAAAAATTCACCACTGTTACCGGTATTAAATCAGTAGTAGATAGAGTCAGCGAGGGATTAAATATCCCTTGCGGCTGTTCTGCTAGAAAAGAATGGTTTAATAAAAAATTTCCATACAGGCCAAATGGCGTTTAAATTAACTAATCCTCCATATAAAGATTTGGGGGTGCCTGTTTATCATCAAGATTTAGGTGATGATACATTAGGTAAAGCAAATAACAATCAAACTATTTTAATTAATAGTAGATTAGATCCAAGCCAAAGAGGCAGTGTTATTAAACATGAAATGGTACATATAGATCAGTTTCGTAGAGGTGATTTAGATTATGATCATAAAAATGTTTATTGGAAAGGAAAAATTTACCCAAGAAGTAAAATGGTAGAAGGTGCTAAAAATTTACCTTGGGAAACAGAAGCATATAATAAAGTTTAATTAAATGTTAAAGTTTTTATTAGGACTTTTAAAAGGTGGTAATGGCCGAAAGTCTGTAGCAGGTAATTTAGCCTGGGAAATAAGAGAAGCTATTAAAGGAAAAGAATTAGATCCTAACGAGCTTATATCTATACAAACTAAAATAAATGAAATTGAAGCCGGGCACAGAACGGTATTTGTTGCAGGCTGGAGACCGTTTATTGGTTGGGTATGCGGTGTAGCTTTAGCTTATAATTTTATAATAAGAGATTTATTTATTTGGGCGTTAGACCCGCAAGATGTTCCACCGGCATTACAAATGGAACATTTGATGACCGTATTACTAGGTATGCTAGGTTTAGGCGGTCTTAGAACATTTGAAAAAGTAAAAGATAAAACAAAATAAAATGGGAAGTTATCAAAATAATTTTAGTGATTTTGCTGTAAGTGCAATTGATATGTTAGCTGAGCAAACATTAAAAGCACAAAATTTAAGTAATTTATCTAGCAATACAGCTGCTAGTGCACCAGCTACTACAACAGCTATTGCATACGCCTCAGGTGGTACTTATACTGGCGCAGCATCAAACGCTCAACATACAGGAGCAAAATTTTTAATAACTTCTGATGGAGCTGGAGCTATAGCGTCTGTTAAACCTATAGATCAAGGACCTAATGTTGGAGCATCAGGCGAAACTATTATTTTTAACACAGCTTCGTTAAACTTAGCATTTGGCGTATCAACCATAACAGGTGCTGTCACTGCAACGTTAGCAGGTGCAGATTTAGAAAAACCAAATGGTGATTTTGATGGTAGATTACCTTCTATATATGTAGGTTCAAGTGGAAACGTTAAAGTAACTTTAGCAGAAGATACAAATGCTATAACAATAACAGGATTAACAGCAAATACTTTTTTACCTATAACATGTAAAACAATACATAATACTGATGCGGCTACTACCGTAACAAGCTTAATAGCTTTATTTTAATAAAAATTAATTTAAATTTAATCAAATGAGTAACGTAGAAAAAAAAATTACAGAAGAAGAACTTAAAAAAATTAAAGATCATCAACTAACAATGAATAATCTTTTAAGAGACATTGGGCATGTTGAAAATCAAAAACATCTTTTATTACACGATTACGCTGGTTTAATAAAAGATAATGAAGATCATAAAAAAGAGTTAGAAGAAAAATATGGGGCGGTAACTATTGATCTTGAAACAGGAGTATATAAACCTGTAGAACAAAAAGATAAAACAGAAGAGAATAAAGATGTCTAATATTATAAGAAAAATCAGTATTGGTTCTGATTATAAAAATGATGCTATGCATTACTCTTTAGGACAGGAAGTTTACGGGGGTCATAAAATAGCTTATATCATATTTGACGATTCTGATAATTCTTATAATATATTTATTAAAAAAAATCAAGAAGTACTTCCGTGGAAAAAGTTTAATAATAACATGGCTGTATCTGTAGAGTATAATTTAGAATATGAATAGTGTTTATGATTTTATTGTTGAACCAGTAGGTGAACGATATAATAATCAAAAAAAAATTAATGGTAAAAAATTAATATTAAACACTAGTATAGAATCTTTTAAATTCATTAATAAATTAGCTAAAGTAAAATCTATACCTCTTGCTTATAAAACACCGTTGAAACCAAACGACTACGTTATGATACATCATAATGTATTTAGAAGATATTATGATATAAGAGGTAAAGAAAAAAACAGTAGTAAATTTTTATTTGACAATAAGTATTTTTGTCAAGTAGATCAAATTTATTTATATAATAATGGTACCGGTTGGAAAAGTTTTGGCGATAGATGCTTTGTAAAACCAATTGTAAATAAAGATGATTTAACGTTAGATAAACTAGCTAAGCATATTGGGATACTTAAATATGACAATAGCTCTTTAAACAAGCTAGGAATTAAATCTGGAGACTGTATAGGTTTTACACCTAATTCAGAATTTGAATTTATAATAGATAATGAATTTTTATACTGTATGAAATCAAATGATATTGTAATTAAGTATGAACAGCAAAAAAATAAAACAGAATATAATCCAAGCTGGGCAAAAAGCAGTTGATGAATTAATTAAAGTAGCAGAAGAAGAGATTATAGTTGACGACGCTTCTGAAGATTTAGCAGCTGATAGATTAAAAAACGCAGCAGCAACAAAAAAGCTAGCAATATTTGATGCTTTTGAAATACTTACACGTATTGAACAAGAAAAAAATATTTTAGAAGATAGTAAATCTAATAAAATAAAATTTGGAGGATTTGCTGAAAGTAGAGCTAAATAATGTACAAGCAAGATTTATATAAAGTTTTAGATGATTATATAAAACCTAACATTGTTAAAAAATATAATAAGAAAAAGCAATGGAAGTATGGTTATAACAAAGAACATGATGTAGTTATAATTAGTAAAACAGGACAAATAGGTGAAATATATGAAATACAAAATTTAAAAATAGCATTACCATTACTTAATAATATCTACAAAAGATCTAAAAAAAACACTGAACAATATTGGGAAAAATTACCATATCCTAAACCATTACAAAAAATAAAAACAGTATTTGAATGGAATAGTTATCCTGATAGCTTTAAAGAGCAATGGTATGATTATATAGAAAACGAATTTAGAAGAAGGGATGAGGGATTTACGTTTTATAATAATGAGAAAGCTACTTATGTTACTGGTTCTCATTATATGTACTTGCAGTGGACTAAAATTGACGTTGGTTCTGCTGAATTTCGCGAATCCAACCGTTTATTCTTTATATTTTGGGAAGCTTGTAAGGCCGACCCCAGGTGTTACGGAATATGCTACCTCAAAAATAGACGGTCTGGATTTAGCTTTATGGCCTCGTCAGAGTTGGTTAACCAAGCAACAGTATCTTCAGATGCAAGATTTGGTATCTTATCAAAAACAGGAGCTGATGCTAAAAAAATGTTCACCGATAAAGTTGTCCCAATCAGTGTTAATTACCCTTTCTTCTTCAAGCCCGTGCAAGACGGAATGGATCGCCCCAAGACAGAGCTTGCATACCGAGTCCCCGCCTCTAAACTCACTCGGCGCAAGATAGAAATAGGCGAACAGGCTAAAGATATTGACGGGCTTGATACTACAATTGATTGGAAAAATACAGGGGATAATTCTTATGATGGAGAAAAATTAAAACTCTTAGCTCATGATGAATCTGGAAAATGGGAAAGACCAGATAATATAATTAATAATTGGAGAGTTACTAAAACAACATTAAGATTAGGAAGCAAAGTAGTAGGAAAATGTATGATGGGTTCAACATCTAACTCATTAGATAAGGGTGGAGATAACTTTAAAAAAATTTATGAAAACTCAGACGTTAGAAATAGAAACCGCAATGGACAGACTGGCTCAGGATTATATTCTTTGTTTATTCCTATGGAATGGAATTACGAAGGATTCATTGATATGTTTGGATTACCTGTCTTCAATAACCCCGAAAAACCAATATCAAGCATTGACGGTACCGAAATAGATATTGGTGTTATAGATCATTGGTTAAATGAAGTTGACGGTTTAAAAAATGATCAAGATGCATTGAATGAATTTTATAGACAATTTCCTAGAACTATACAACATGCATTTAGAGACGAAACAAAAGAATCACTATTTAATCTAACTAAACTATATGAACAAATAGATTATTTAGAAGAAACTAAATATGAAAATCTAATTACACAAGGTAATTTTCAATGGTTTAATGGAATCAAAGATACAAGTGTAATGTTTGTACCTAATAATAATGGTAGATTTTTTATTTCATGGGTACCACCTAACCATTTACAAAATAAATATATTATAAAAAATGGTTTAAAATATCCTGCTAATGAACATTTAGGTGCTTTTGGTTGTGATAGTTACGATATTTCAGGAACAGTAGATGGAAGAGGCTCTAAAGGTTCTTTACATGGATTAACAAAGTTTAGCATGGAAGATATTCCAATTAATATGTTTTTTTTAGAATATATATCTAGGCCTGATAATACTGAAATATTTTTTGAAGATGTTTTAATGGCTTTAGTATTTTATGGTATGCCTATATTAGCCGAAAACAATAAGCCTAGATTATTATATTATTTAAAAAGAAGAGGCTATAGAGGTTATTCTATGAACAGACCAGATAAACTTAAATATAAATTATCAGTAACTGAAAAAGAAATAGGTGGAGTACCTAATTCTAGTGAAGATATGAAGCAAGCTCATGCAGCAGCAATTGAATCTTATATTGATGAAAATATAGGTTTTAACAATGATACGTATGGTAATATGTTGTTTCTTAGAACTCTTAATGATTGGACTAAATTTAATTTAAATAATAGAACAAAGTATGATGCTTCAATAAGCTCTGGGTTAGCTATAATGGCATGTAATAAAAATAAATACAGACCAGTGGCAAAAAAAATATTTAAACCTATTGATTTAAGAATAAAAAAATATAACAATGAAGGTGTAACTTCAAAATTAATATAAGTAAATGGTATATACAAACTATAACAGTTCATTTCCAGATCAGGTAGTACCAGACGCAGTAAAGAACAGTTATGATTATGGACTACAAGTTGCACAAGCAATTGAAAATGAGTGGTTTAATCAAGACTATAGCGGGGATAGGTATTTACAAAATTTTCAAAATTTCCATAGGTTGAGATTATATGCTAGAGGAGAACAACCTATACAAAAATATAAAGATGAATTATCTATTAATGGTGATTTATCTTATTTAAATTTAGACTGGAAA